TAATGAACGAGAATGGCTTCAAAACAACTTAAAGTTGATTGTTTTAGTAGATGTACTTGTGAACGATATTGGAAATTTGTTTAACTTTTCGACTGGTGAGTTTGACAAAGAGCAATTCCAGGCGTTAATGGCATGGGAAGAGGCGGACTATATGGCAATGTATGACGAAGCAAACGCCGACGGAAAAGCTGATATTGTAGCAAAGGCTGGGAGGATCAACCCGAATATTATCGAAGGTCTAAAAGAAATCATCAAGGAGGCAGGCATTTAATGTTGTGTAACAATTGCGGTGCATACATGTTGTTGCTAGGGGACCGTCGGTTTGTCACTTGCACTGAGTGCGGGGCGGTTCTTGATACCAAGAAAGGTTTGGAAAACGAGTAGTTTTCCATTGTCGAAGGAGGCTTGACAGCCTTCTTTTTATTTGCTATTGTTTAACCATTGATAAGAAAAGAGGAAAATATAATGCCAAATTTGTTTTTAAAGTACCCTTCACTTACTAACCACTACGCAGTTGCGAAGTCACGCACCCTTTCAAAGTACGTCATGCCAACAAACGCGGAAGACTTCACTCGCATGTACCCTTCAACTCTTTGGTACGCCACTGAGAAGATTGACGGATCGAACATCAGTATCAACATTAACCTAGAGACTGGAGAGTGGAAAGTTGCCAAGCGCAGTGGCCTAATTGAGAACACACCTGACGACGCACCATTTAGCGACGTTTATCAAATGGTTGAAGAGCAAGACATTGAAAAGATCAAGGAGAACCTTCGTCTCATGGGTTATGACGACGGGACGGCACACCTTTACGGAGAGCTGTTTGGCTTCAAAATCCAGAAGCAAGATTACGACTTAGTAAAGGAGCGCAAGCGTGAGGTGCGTATCTTTGACGCCATTATTGTTCCAGGCGACATTGATTTGCTCACGGCACGCCTCGGACAGCAAGACTTGTCCTTCGCCTTGTTCGATACAGACCTCACTACGGCACCTCGTATCAAGACGGGGACACTCTTAGAGCTTATGAACGAGGAACCTTATTCGGAGTCTAAGCTAGGCGGTGTTAGTGAGGGGCTTGTGTATAAGCCGGTTGAAACAACTTACATTATTCCAGGTGCAGATGACTTCCTTGGCGTGAAGCACAAGACAGAGGCTTACACGGAGACACGTGGCAAGAGCACGAAGTGGGAGCCAAAGCCGTTTAAGTCGTCGGTTGACCAAAACCTATACGACACAGTGAAGTTGTACGTAACGAAGCAACGTGTGATGAACGTACTAAGCCATGGTATCGAGGCAAGTTTTGATAGCTTCGGAAACATCATGACCCTTGTTAAGACAGACATCATTGATGAGTTCGAGAAGGAGAATTGGAACGAGTTTGAGGAAGGCCCTTTCTTCACTGATGATTTGGAAACGATTGTTAACAAGGAATTGAACAAACCAATCAGCGCAGTTGTACGTGAGGCTATCCAGGAATTGAATTGAATTGATAACGTTTAGGAGCAAAGCTCCTGTTGGAGAGAGTTAATCTTCATAAAACTTGAAGTGGGGTGTTGACAAGCACCTCGCTTTTGTTTATAGTTGAGGTATAAAGAAAAGGAGGTGGCTTATGAAGCTATCAGAATTAATTAACAAGGCACACGAGGCAATGGACCGTTACGGTGACATTGACGTGTGGATCGAACCGGAGGAAGATATTGAACCAGCTAGTGAGTCAACAGTTCTTTCGAGCGGTTACGGCGAGGCATACAATCCTTGCTTTATCGTGCGAGGTGATTACTAATGGCGTCTTTATCGATTTTAGCATTTACACTGTTTATGATTTATTTGCTCGTCCTGGACATTTACATGGGACGTTCGGGTGATAAGTTGTCTCACCCCCTTTGGAACCTATCACTCAACTTAGTTATTGCAATCATTTGGACTTGGATTTTTATCAGTTGGATAGACTAACCAAACAAAACTTCAAATATTTTGTCGGCATTACTAAGAGGAGAGTTTTAAATTATGCACAAGGGATTTTATACAATCCTTGATCCGCATGGCAAAGACATTGGTCTACGCTTGTATGATGAGCAGGACGCAAGCGGGGTTATCCGCTTTTATCGTAACACGGATCAAGGCTACACGGTTCGTAAAGCCTTTGGTTTTAAGTCCATTGCACCTGGCAGGGCGCCTCTTGCCTCAGCCATTGGAGACGAGGGTGAGGTAGCAAGGGGGCGGGCTATCATTGATTTTGTTTATAAGGAACTGTCAAAGAATTCATGGTACTGGACTATGAATGGTGCGGGCGTTCGCACGTCAATGCCGACTCAGAATATTGATGAGGTGATTGACACGTACATGCACCACGCCCAGCGAAACATAGGCGAGGTAATTATTGCCGTTGTTGACTGGAAGTTAATGCCAGAGCTAGGAAGGTTCGGAACCGAGTCAGGTTCCGTTGTAGAAGGATCAAGTAAAGAAGGAGACTAAGGAATGTTTGAAAAGAAAGACTTAGACACATTAGAGGGATTGCACTGCGAAGAGCACGAGTTGCAAGACAAGATTGCGCGGTTGAAGTTTGCGCTATCAAATGCACCGCTATTTGGTATCAGCCATGATCAACGCGACATGATGAAGAAGCAATTAACGGCAATGCAAAGTTACCTCAACGTATTGATTGATCGGATTGTCGATTTGGACGATATTTTAGACAAAGGTATCTAATCAAAAGGCCCTCTTGACAGAGGGTCTTTTTTGCGTTAAGATGATTACATAATCAAGAAAGGAATAGCAAAGGAACAATGGACACACCATTGTTTACAAATTTGCCAGTAAAAATTTATGTCATTGAATTACGAGATTACACAAGCGAAGATTAACGTGATGAACGCCCTCTTGGAGAATAAAGCAAAGAACGAGTTCGAGGTGTGGGTGCAATCAGTTGAGACTCCTGACGGGTTGACATCATGGCTCGCAATGTTGTTTGTATCGCCTGAACTTGCGCCATTGACAAACGTCATTGAATATTTGCCAAAGGAGACGAAGGCGATTAACCTACGCAACCTTGACGGATCAGCGAACTATCATTTGTTCTTTAAGATTACGTCGCATAAGCAAGACCAATTAGGCGCAGTCATTACGCACATTGAAAAGACGCTCCCTGAACTGATTGTTCAACTCCGTGAGGAGATTGCTGAGGCAGAGCGAGAGGAGGCAGAGCATGACGAACTTCACACGCCTTCGGAATAAGCTAAAAGGGACAATCGTTGATTACCTCCATGAAGCCAAAGGTCTCATTGTACTTGATCCAATCGAAGACGTATTGAATTTGTCAGTTCTACGCGCCCTTGACTTGGAGGGTGGAATAGTTTATGTTCGCACTTCTGACTTGAAGGAAGTGGAGCGAGGGTTTACCACACCCCTTATGGAGGAATGGCGCCAAAAGAATTACATTTATTTCAAGTCAAGCGTGAGTCAACTAATCAACCGTTATCCCTCTCAAGTATAAACAGTGACTGTCAACTGTTTGCGAAGGATAGCTCTTGTTAGCAAGTCGCAATCTAAAGAAAAAGCCCTCACAATGAGGGCTTTACTTTTACCTATTTGAAAACTTAATTATTGTTAAGTTTCTTCTTGTTATCATCAAGATACATTGTGATTTGCTCTGGGATTGGTACGCCCAACGCTGTCAAGTTCTCAACAACCGAGCCGGCATTGGCAATGACAGATAAGGTTAGGAACGAGGTCCATACCCAATCTAGGTTTGCCATTCTTAGCAAAGGATAGCCGACAATCAAAGCAAGCAAAGTATTGCTTCGTTTTAACCACCCCCGTGAGTCAATGGTCGAGTTGTACTTCTTAGAAATTAGGGCCTTGGAATATCCACTAACAACGTCAACGGCCATTAGTCCAATCAATCCTAAGAACATAACGTTTGTACCAAGACCCGTAAAGTAATCAGGGAGCGGTCCAAATTGCAACATCATTTCTCTTCTCCTTTCATCATTTAGTTTCCTTCCTCATAGAAGAAGGTAATAGAACCGCGAACGTAGTCGCCCTCAGCCGTGGTTGCATTGTTGCCCATATTTACCTTAATTTCCCAAGTTTCAGGATCAAGCCAGATAGGGGCAGTATCTCCTGTGGTTTCGTCAGAGATAAACCCAGTCGAAGGAAGGTCTCCAAATAGGTTAATTGTTGTGCCAGCAGGTGGGAGCAACTTTGCAATCACCAGGTCTCCAGTTCCAAGGGACCCAGCAAGAGTTCCTCCGAGTACCACTTGGCCAGTTCCGCTACGGAAACGAGCTGAGGTGTTCAATGAGCTAGGTGCTTGTCCTTGCAATTGAACGTCACCAGTTTTGACGTACCCTCCGATTGAAGTCCAGGCGGTTGACTTAGTTAATGGTTGTTCCCAGTCAAGTCCTGAGTCGAACTCATCTCCTGGTCCGTCGATCAATCGCGTGCGAACTTCTGGAGACGTACCCGACGTATATGACTTGGCGATTTGCATGCGCAGTGTGCGAGTCCACCCATAAGGGACATTAGTAATCACCCAGCCAGTTTGTGGTGGTAGTCCTTCCCAGTCCATGTTCGGCGCGTCATTTCCCAAGTAGTAATCCGTATTGTATTGGTCCATTTGAGAGATTTTAGTCTCGTTGTGAACAGCAGTTACTCCCTTATTTTGGAGTTGAACAACTCCCCACTTACCGATATAAGTAGGCTTGCGACGATTTTCTCCGATAGACTCCGCACCAAAATTAAGCGAGCGAACATACGTCTCCATTGGCGAGTCTAGGTTACGACGTACAAGGGTTTGCACAATGTCACCGTGCTTATTAGGTTTAGAATTAGTCAAGAACCAATCATTTGCGATCGCACCCGTATTACGCCAGCGACGAGGGGCGTCCTTCATGGTTGCCAGCTCAGTTTGTGTAAATTGGTATGTTGGGTACTCGGTAATCATGTACAAGTATTGCTGGTGTTCATGATTGTATTGCGCCATTTGTGGTACTGCGTCACCGCCTTGTGCGCCTGCTAAGGCAGAAGTTACCTGAGAGTTACCCGTAATCATCAATGAGTTGTCACTCATGTAGTCGGTAATTGTTGAGTCCCCACCAGACCAACCCATGATTGCCCCATACACCCAACCGTCAGCACCAGAAGCCATTTTAATCGATCCCAAACCCTCAAATTCAGGTGTTAAGTAACGGCTTGAATAGAAAGTTTGCTCAACGTGGCGTACAGTTTTAATGTGAGTAACAGTGTTATTCTCAAAACTATATTCAAATACCTCGAACTTAACCTCCATGCCTGACGCTCCAGACACACCAATAATTACCATTGTGTCGTTGTCAGCATGATTTCCTGTGATTGCCCGCTTAGGGAAAATCTCATACCCCTGCATAACATTCGCGTCGTTCCACCCACCAAAGTAACTTGACACATCAACGGGTACAACGGCTCCCTCATCATCAAACGCTTCAAGGTCAGGCTTGTATTGCAGTTTACGCACATACATCATGCGGGCCCCATTTTGCACCCCTGGGAAGTTGATGAACACCCCCTTGCCTTCGTATGACTCAGCGTAACGAGAGTCACCGCCACCGTTTGATTTGACAACGTTGGCGATTGGTAAATCTGTGATCAAGTAGCTTTGATCTGCATTAGTCATGGATAGTTTGCGATAAGGTTCCCCGCCACCCTTACTAATGAAGAAAATAGGCTTTTGCAATGGGCGCTCCACCATAAAGATACCTGTTCCGTGACCACCCTTTTGAATGTAGACCTCTGACTTTTGGTTTCCGGCCCAGTCAGTGCGTGTGATTACGAACCCTTCCTCCGCAGTTGCCGTTCCCTTGTTATCAGATTGCGTGATGAACAAGTCGCCGGATTGCGCTGAGGCGAACACACCTTGCAAAGCCGTGTTACGTGCCCCGTGAGGAGTAACAAATGAAGGCGAGCTCAACTTATCAACAATTGTTTCGTCTCCATAAATCAGGTTATTCAATTTTGGCATACCGAATGCACTAGCTTCGGTCGATTGCATAATCTTCTCAATTTCAGCTTGTACCTTTTCAGAAACGTATTCAATAATTTCAGGCAGGTGCTTGACAACCTCTTCCTTAACAATCTTATCTATTTCATCAAGCAAGTGTTCAACAATATCAGCAAGGCCAGCCACGTTATCAGCCAGCCACTTCAACTCACCGCGTAGGTTGGCGACAAGCTCTTCCACAGTGTAACCAGTGTGACGGTAAATCCGGTTCACGTGGTGCTGTGGGTTCATACGTTGGATAGTGTCATAAAGACGGGTTAATGACTCCTCTTCGTTGTTCATTGAATTGTTTACGGGAGAAAAGCACTGCTTTTTGTAAACAAGAGCTTTCCCGTTTCTCCTTTTCTTAGTTTATACTTCATTGTACCATATAAATAAAGGGGCTATCCGCCCCTTAAATCCTGATACTCTTTCTAGCACGTTCTAAGGCCAGTTGGCGCAGAGCATTGGCCTTTAGCCGTCTCTCCTCTAACGCGCTCAGAGAACTAAAGGGAGGGCCTCCTCCTTGAACCATTTGGCAATGAAAGTATCAAAATCAGACTCAGTAATTGCTCCCCAGTATTCGTTGTCTGTCAAAATTAACTGCTCGCCACGCGCCTCAATTTTCGCCATTAGTTTGCTCATCTTGAAAACTAGGAAGTTGTGTGGCTTGTCGTCACTTATCACAATCATGTTGTGGGTGTCAAGGAGCTTGTGGTTTAATAGGTGGATCACGCTAGGCACTGCGCGGTAAGGGGCAGGCTTCTTATTCTTGCCGTTGTATCGGGTGTCAAACAAAACTATTTTACCTCTTTTCATTTTTTAATACTCTAATTGTAGCATAAAGAAAAAGGAGAGCCAAATGGCCCTCCTCAGTTAATTCGTTTGCGCTGGGTACAGCACCTCGGCGATAGGCGCTCCGTTTTGCGTCGCGTTCGTAATATACATTGTTGGCGCGAACCGAATATATTTCCCACTTGGGATTGGGTTGAGTCCGATTTCAATGCGTATTTGCATGTTGCCCTCACTATTCTTGCTGGCCATTTGAGCCGACAAAATTACCCCATGCTGATTAGAGGTTGCCGGAACAGTCCACCACGCTCCCTGAGTCGCTTGAGGTGGAACGGTCCCCACATCAGGAACAATGTACACCCAGTTATCAAAGGTGTCCTTCTCCATTTGGGCAGTTAGGTTGACTGCGAAACCAGTAAAGTCTACCATTACAAGATTGCCTAATTGATAGAACTTGACTGTCCCAGTTGCGTTAGGATCAGATTTTCCATTCGTTTCTAAGTGAGCCGTAGCAACTAAGCCCCAGGAAACGGCAGGTGTGTCGCCCTTATCACCTTTAGGTCCTTGTGGCCCCGTATCACCTTTATCCCCTTGAGGTCCAACTGGCCCTGCTGGTCCCATTTCTCCTTGTGGTCCCGTATCACCTTTAGCCCCTTGAGGCCCGATAGGTCCTTGAATACCTTGAGGCCCCTGTGGCCCAATGTCACCTACATCCCCTTTAGGCCCTTGAGGCCCCATAGGTCCTTGAATGCCTTGGGGACCAGTATCACCTTTATCTCCCTTGGGTCCAGCAGGTCCTCCTGGATCCCCCGGGTCGCCCTTTGGTCCGCGAGGTCCGTCAGACCCAATTGGGCCTTCTGGTCCTGCGGGGCCTTGCGGTCCAACTTCACCGCGGGGTCCTTGTGGTCCCATTGGTCCTTGTGGCCCTGGGGTCCCACCGCCCCAGTTATAATCATCATTGTTGTGACCCCTAAATTGGTCAAATATAACGTCCATATTCATCTCCTCTTTCTTGCCAGCCTCGAATGTCTCCGCCGGCCATTGCGTCTAGGCTTCCGCCGTATACCCACATGAAGTAACCAGCTTGTTCAATATCATCAAAGATAGATAGGTATTGATCGTAGTTACTTTCGCGCCATTCTGCTACAATGTCAAAAACGTCAGCATTGCGTCCGCGGGTGCGAGAAGCATTCTCATTGTTGCTCTTTGTGTTTGAGTTAGCCTTACCTGTCCCGTCGGATTGTGTGTCAGAGTGTGTCGCACTGTCCGCTTTTCCGTCGGCTGTGCTCTTACCGTCTTGCACTTGTACGTTTGACGCGTAATCAAGATTGTCGATATTGAGGTCAAGCTCATTTTGAGGAGTGTCCGCAAACGCTTGACGGTTGCGCGTCGTTCCGTCGTCGTGTGACGTTGATTTAGTATTTGAGTCTGTAACCGTGTGGTTGTGGTCTTCGCTGTCTGACTTTGTGTCACTCTCACTGTTACCGTTTGAAAGGGTCGTTGTATCATTAGTCATGAATAAGTCATTGTTAGTGCCTTCCATTAACTTAATGTAACGGGGCATGAAACGACGGAACCATGACCCTAATTGGTCTTCAAAATATAAAACAGTTTCGTAACCGATTGTGTGATTATAGAAGTAAATCAGAAACTCTTTTTTAAAATCGATTAACGTTTGCTTGTTGACGTCAGGGTCGTCAGAGATTTGCCACTCACGCCCTTCCCAGTGAAGCTCTTTAAAGAATTGCTCATAGGTCTTGTCAACCACCTCCCAAGGCAGAGGCCCACCGAAGTTCGAGGCACCGCCAGGATAAATAGAAGTGAGGTAATCTTTCAAGGGAACCGGTTGCATTGACACCGGCCGTATTGTGCTAAGTTCATACATCACATTTCACCTCCTTGTACGGAGTCAGGGGTTTGTTGTGCCCCCTCCTCAAAACTTTGATCCGTTTTCCCACTCGGCATAATCCCACTCTTCACGGAGTCAAGAGACAGCCCTTGCAGTGAGCGGATTGTTGCTTGGTTCCAGTCAACTGTTGCATTGCCGTCAAAGCCAGCAACTTGACCTCCGAAACGGAGGTTCAATAGTTCGATTGCTTCAAGGCGTGAGTCAAGGTAAACGTTACCTGACGCATTGATCAGTTGATTATTCCCTTCTGCCTCAGCAGATACGAGTCGCTCTTTCTTGTCAACCCCAATATTGTTTATACCAAACATAGTTAGCATTTCTGATAACTTATTGTTGAACTCATCTTTTAGGCGAGGTAAGTAGTCCACTGGGATTTGCAAGTTGAGCACCTGAATGATTTGCTCAACGTCAATGTTCTCATTTAATTGGATAACTTCCTCACCGGCACGAATTGCACTCATGACTGCCGTTTGTGAAACTTGACCCTTCTTAGTGGCAACTAAGTAAGGGGTGCGCATTTTAAGGCGTACCGAGCGGGCGAGGGAAGCAATGTTTGCAAGCTCCATAGCAAAGAACTCAACCCGCCCCATGTCAGTAGCCGGCACATTATTCCATGTTTGTTTGTTACGGAATGTAACGAACGTTCCCAACTCAGGGTGTGAGCGGGTAACTTCGTGAGGTTGGATTGCGAGCTTCGCCAGGTCAGCGTCGCCAAATTCATCAATCATATCAGGTGTAATCTCAACACCGTCCGTGACTTGGGTCTCACCACCACTCCAGGCGTTTTCAGATACAGCAGATAGTGGGTCTCCGTATGGATTGTAACCTGCATTTTGAGCGGTTCCATAGACAACTAATTCACCAGCTTTGTTAAGCCCAACTGAGGCAAACCCTGTGTAAGCAAGAAGTTGTTCTAGCCAGCGAGTGTTTACCGTTGCAGGCAATCCGTTGTAAGCGAACATATTACTCTTAACGTCCATTAGCCATTCATATAGGATTTGTTGATATGCTGACTCCCATTCAACCGTATCTTGTCCGTACGAGTTGCGCTCCGTTGTTGTTGTCTTTCGTCGTGAGGGCTTAGCGCGAGAACCGCTTACGGTTCCTGCTGTGTAAGGCTCAGAAGGACGCACGTTAGGTTGTGCGTCAGGTAGTGAGGCTCCATGTTGAGTTGGCACAAGTTCTACTCCTTCCGTTTGCATTTTGTCAGCTTCGTTTGACGCAACGTGTGCGCCATAGGCAATTTGAAAATCTTTAGCAATGCCCATTTTTGTTAACTCTTTTTGGTCGCGGGAGTCAGTGACTCCACGGGCCGTAGCAATATCTGTATTGTCATTGATAGCCATAATTTTGCTTGCAAAATTGTGAACAACGGGCACCCGTTGTTCCTATTCTACTTTTCCTTTCGTCTAATTTATATCTCAGTATAACATAAAAAGAACCCTTACATTAAGCAGGGTTCTTAATAAACATCTATCAAAGAAGGTTACGGACGTAACTCCTTACAAGAAATATTGTATCATACTTCGTCGTTGTCCTCAATACGGGTGTACAAAGTATCTGGATTTGTATCGTGCCAGATAGTTACGCCATTGTTAAACATATCTTGGATCGCGTCTCGATCATGGTTAGGAATTGCGCCTGTAACCACAATATTCTGCGTCTTGATGTAGTTAAAACGCTTGCGCCCTTTAATTAGGCTATTCAATGCCTCAGTTCCGAAGAATTCTCCAACTGTATAACCAAATTGCTCAAAGAACTGCTTAGCTTGACGCAACATGTCCGTGCTCTCTGTCACTAGCGACACCGTCACGTACTTATTATGGTTAATGTAATCGAAGAATGGATTTCCTCCAGCCGAAGTCAAACTCCAACCAGTTGCCTTGACGTCATTCAGTTTTGCTTGAATGCCTGCCATAGAAAGTTCATAGTTGTTGCTTGCGAGACGGTTTGATACGTCAACGTTGTTCGCGTTGATGTCACGCTCCGCTTGCTGTGAGGTTCCTAAATTTCCCATTTCTGTATTCATGTTGTTCATGAATGCCTCGGATTGCGTCGTATACATGTTTCCTAAATCGCCTGTCAAACCGCGGGTGGCTTTGTTCAAAGCACTCTTTGCAGACTTCATAACACCGCTTTGTGCGAGCGTTAGGTTGTTGTTATTCGCTCTTGCAGTATTTTGGCTTGCATTAAGCTGGGACATTTGCGAACCTTGTCCAATTCCGAGGTTGCGGGTCGAATTTTGATTTTGCATTTCAACTGCGTTTTTAGTATTCAATGCCTGATTACGGGCTTGCGTAATCTGGTTCTGATTTGAAACTAAATAACTGGTGTAATTATCAGTAATAATAGGAACCGAGTTAGTGTCGGTATCAATAATCGCATTCTTTAATCGGAGTCCATTTTGAGCGCGAACGTCATATCTTGTTGGGCCGGATTGAGAGAAACCTAAACGGTTGATGTAATACGCTGTTTTTTGCTGTAAACCAATTGAACCAAAACGCATGACGGTTAGAGCGTGACTGTAATCAGTCCCTGAAAAAGGTAAGTCATAGGCTGAGAATGCGTGGTTGTTACCTTTCCCGTCTTCAAGCATAAGCGCCGAGTAGGGGTAAGTCAGCAATTTAGACTCCTTTCCAACAATGTCCCCCATTTCCTCATAAATCCAATTCCAAACGTTGGTGTCAAGGGTTTTTGCTTGAACGGCCCCAGTGGGTACGTACTTAATATGAAGCAAAGCGTCCTTTTCAGATCCGCCTTGCACCATGTACTTATCAAAGAATGGATTATCTCCTGCTAAAGTTCCTCCGGCATTCGCATATTGCTCCGTCCAGTCAAGCCCTAAGTTTTGGTTCTCGGCACCCATGAACTGATTGATACCTAAATAAGGTGTGGTGTACATGGACACGATTGCCTGGCCTGACTTCATGAACTTTGGATCAGTCCCGATTAGTTGCATAAGTTTAGGCATGTAAGCTCCGCCAGCATTCCAGAAATCTGATTGCAAAGCGGGCTTGCCTTCTCCAGACGTAAACCAGGGGTAGGTCCACCCATTGCTTTGAAACGGCACTACGTAAACGCTGAATGGACTTGGAATACCAATCATAGTTCCCATTGTGATTGCTGGGTCGCCTGACCCGTCAACCCCCTTTTGGGGAAGCGTGACAATCACCAACCATTGTACATCAGCAGAGTCAGTCTTGTTTGCCTCCCAGTCAACCGCGTCCATACGGCGTACGGCGGTGCGAGATGAAACACCCACAGGCTCTTCTGTACCAAAGTGGGTAACGTCAGGTTCCTTATTGCCAAAGTCTCTCCAACGCCTTACGTGAGCTCTCTCGACGTTGGCGCTAACTAGCTTTACCTTAAATTGGTTTGTTACCCAGGGGTCTTCTGACCAGTCGATCATTGAAACTTTGTCGTTTGCATAAATAGTTGCTTCGATAAACCCGTACCAGGTGTTGCGCACTGTTCCTTTGTCGTTTTTATTTACAACTTTTATATAGTTGTACTGCCATAGGTCTTCAAAGTTACCTTCATAACGAACACGTTGTGACACGCGCTGGTATGAAGACAACGGATAGGTCTTCTTCTCGAATTTATCAAACCAGTTGTCACGTTCAGCGGGTGTATTCCATTGTAATGCGTGCTTGTAATCGTTGCGGATTGGCACGTTCTTATACAACGTGATTTCTGACAATTGTCGTTCTGCCATTTGAATTTGGTGAGCGCCTACGAACAGTAGGAACAAGCTCAACAAAGAGCTTCTTTTACACTCGTTTCCTTTCTTGAATTTTTGCTTATTTTATAGTATGCTGTAAGTATATCACAGAAACGGAGGAAAATAATTTTGTCAGCATTTGATGATGAAAAAGGCAGAGCGCAGATAGTTGTAACCATGCTTGTACGAGCAGGCTTTCACACCAACCCTATTAAAGCTATTTTGGCAAACGCTCACTGGGAGTCACGCATTGACCCCACTGCTTGGGAAGTGCCAGGAGACCCGTCACGAGGAGTTGGCATTTGGCAATGGACTCCTGGAACGAAAGTGCCTGGTTTGCTCGAGCGCTCACACGGCTATGACCCCGATTACAATTATCAGTTTCAAGTTAATGCGCTTGTAAATAACGTGGCAGGCCAGTATTACACGGCTTACTACACTGAAACATGGGAGGAGTTTAAAACCCTTGACAATGATCCTGGCTATTTAACAATTGTCTTCATGAAAAACTTTGAACGTCCTAGAGATACCCCCGATCGTTGGAACCAGCAAGAACCATACGGTGTTTATGACGGAACTACCGGAGAGATGATTGAGGCATTTAATCTTGACTATGGTGGTGGAACCGGCGGAGGAGGTGGTGGCGGGACACCGGTTCAAGTATTTCGTTGGCCTTTCTCAACCCCAATGACAATCAACCAAGGGCCTTGGGAACCAGGCGGGGACCACAATGATGATAATGCTACCGATTGGGGGCCAGTGCCAGGCATGACTATTCAAAATATTCTTGCGCCTTATGACGGGTACCTGACAAATCCTGACCCAGGGTGGGAGTCTGGAAACGCGTTGCTATTCCACAGCAAGTACAAAGTGATGTTTGCTGACGGATCAATTAGTTATGCGACTATTTTCCTAGTCCACGACGAAACCCCTCTACCGACTGGAGAATACAAGCGAGGTGATGTTATCTATCACACTGGTTTGGCCGGATTTGCCACAGGACGCCACGTTCACATGGAAATATTCCGGAGCAACGAAAATCATGACGTCTTCTTCTTTGGTACGAAACCGGAAAGTAATCAATTTGGTATTCTGTCAGGTGGCATGTATACAAATGCTGGTGACGGACGCATTGACCCTGAGTTTAGCCGGAACACTATTCATTCCGGAGTAGCCGGTCCATATCGTTCTCGACAATTCTGGATTGACGGAGGCGCAATGAGCCCCAGCAACGCCATTAACGCAACTGAGGAGCAAAAGGCAAGTATATCTGACATAGGCTGGTCCGAAACACTCTTCGCAAATGATTTGAGAGTCACCAACTATAATGATACAAACGACCCTGGAGGGGGTGGGACACCTACCCCAGTGGACCCCGATCCGCCACGCAAGATTACAGATGAGTCAATATCCATTCTGAATGACATTTTCCACGGAGCTCCTAATCCGCACCCTGAGTGGTTTGGGAGGTGAGCAAAGCGAGGAGGGCGATTAGCCCTCCTTTTAATTTGACCAAAATAAAAAGGAACCTAACTCGGTTCCTTTAAATCTTCCCTATTTAATAACACCCTTATCGTTAGCACTAAACGTTCCTGCCTCAGTACGCCCTGAGTCGCCTGCTCCACTTACTGCACTGGCCACTGATCCGAGACCACTTAACAGCTTTCCTGTTGCGTTTCCCGCACTTTTTGCGCCCTTGCTCAGCGCCTTTCCTGCTCCAGCCCCCGCGAGAGCCTTACCGGCGCCCAATGCTCCACCCGCAAGCATAGCTCCTCCAGTTATAGCCCCTGCGTCTTGAACGTGCTTAGAAGCTGTGTCGCCTTCGCTGGCTTGCTTGTTGATTTGCTCCGCGTTGCGAGAGTTGCGACCTCCGTCAGCAAGGTCGGGGTTTTTACCTGCTTGTGACTTTTGCGAGTTGGCCCAATTTTGCATGAGTTCGGATTGCTTGTCTGCCCCACCTGAACGTTGCACCTCGGCACGCCCAATGTCTTGAACAGTTTGCAAGGGGTGGGCGATTGCATTTGTCGCGGTATTAAAACCAGAAACAACCGTCTTTCCGGCTTGGTCAAAGAAACTTGCCATGTTTGTTCTCCTTTCTAAAAGAAACAAAATAATGTTCCACTATTTAACGCCAAGACCTTTGTTCACGAACGAAGCGAACTTCTTTGCGTCTACAATCTTTAGTGACTTGATATAAAAGGTATCGTCAGTCCCGAAGTCGATAGCAAGTCCGTTCCAGTTCTTGTTGAAGCCTTGGACGATCTTGCCGTCTCCGCCAGCCCAATAAACTTTCCCCCACGACTCAACGAATTGAGAAGTTAGTAGCTTCCCGTTGCGGAAGGCCCAATATGCACCCATGTGAGCGATAACCGCATTTGCCTTCTTTGTGTGCTTCTTATCTGTATACCAAAGTCCCTTGCTTTGGAATACTGTTTCCTTGTTTGTAATTGCCATTGAATTATCTAATCCTTTCTTAATATCTGAGATTAACTTGTCATACCCTACACCCCACTTTTCTAAGAAGGCGATAGGGTCAACGTGATCAGAACCATGCCCCGTTCGTGAGGCGTAATTGTGTGTCTTAATTCCTGGAACCGAAGCCGTGTCGAGGTCGTATACGCGCTGTCCCGTTTCGTCTTGAAGCTGACGAGCAAGCGTGATGTAAACGTTGTAGGCTTCATTAAATTGCGCTTGAGTTTTGATTGAACCTTCAACAAATTCAATTGAAGCATAACCTTCCCAGTTCCAATCTCCGCCTAAATCGTAACCGCCTCCGTTGCTTTGAGCGACTTGCCATGCCTCGGCATGACCCGTTTCGTGATTGAACCCAACAAGGTGCGTGTAATAAGCGTCACCCCAGTGCGAGGCTAGATAGTCACGTTCGTTTTGCATAGTTGAGTTTGGATTTCCTGTCGAATGCAAATGAACTTGCGTGAATGGAGGAACTGCCAAACCATTATCTACGGCCGGGCGTCCTGGAACGACAATTTGATTGATTACTTGAACCATTTAATCTATTTCCTTTCTGTTTAAAAGATAACAAAAACAACGGGTGACCGTTGCTTAATGATGAATACGATATGAGCTTAGCCCTGGGTTTACCATTGAACTGCGTACCTTAGCCTTTGAAGCGTTTGCCTTTTGTGGAGAAGGCGTGCGTGCTGGTGCTGGAGCAGTTAGTTGTGAACGAGCTGAACCTGATTGCGAAATGGTCCCGCCAGCCGTCACCGAGTCACGCCCCTTGGCCACTGGCTTAGGCGCTGGGGCCTCGATAGCCTTTTGTGCGTCGGTTGAAGTCGTTGGCTTTGATACGTCAGTGAATGAACCTTCAATAACTGACTGCTTTGGAGCTGACGACTTTGGTGCCTCTTCCTTTGGTGCTTCCAGCTTTGGAGCTTCCTCTGGTTCAGCCTTTGGTTCGTCATGAGTTAAATCCGTTGACTCTTCTGGCTTGATCCCACCGCCTTCAATGTCCCCGTCAGTGGGGGTATTCTTGAAAGCATTCTCGGTCCCACTTGCCACCTTATCAATAGCCTTGTTTGCTACTTGACCAACTGCGTCATTTTGCAAATCAAATGTTGCAAGTGGCTTTGCTAAGTCGAGCGCACCCCCCACTGCCTTTGACAATCCTGTTTCTTGTTTCTCTGCCATTTTGTATGGCCTCCTTTATTTAGTATAGCCCTAGTATAACACAAAAGAGGATAGACTTAACTATCCTCTTTCACAAGTTTATCCCTGAAAGGACCTATTCTGATACTGTTTTAAATTCTTAATGCCCTTTCCTGTATTTACAGGATGATCGGGGGAACTTGTTGAATGTTTGCCTAGAACCTTTGCACTGGCGCTCCCTGACGAGCTCTTTCCTGAGCGTTGTGAGGCTTTTCCTAACGAGACCGCGGATTGATGAACACTGTGAGAAGCCGGATTGCCGGCTTCGATACTTTTCCCTTTAACGTCTCGGCTTTCGCCTCGGTGAGAGGCTTCCTCGCTCTCTCGAATTTCTTTCTTTTTGGTCTTCTCTTCTTTTCGCTTTGCCTCTTTATGCTTCTCTTCCTTAGACTTCTGGGACTCTTCCTTGCGACGTTCCTTTATTTTCTCATTTTTATGCTTTGTCGCTTCCTTCCGGCCCTCCATAAATTCAGTTTGGCGTGCCTTCTTTGACGCCTTTTTCGTCTCTCTGACCGGTTGGTCCTCTTCGTGAATTTTCTGCCCCAAAGTCGTCTTAACAGATTTAGTTCCAGGGTTCGGAGTCGCTTCTGGGTGATGAACCAAGTGCTTCTTTTGGTTCTCTGACTCAAATAAATCTCTTAGTAAATCCATTTTGAAGTTTGAAGCCTTTAAAGACTTCATCTCCTTTCTACTTTCACAGCAACGTCTTGCTTGATATTATTGTAACACATGCTTGTCGAACTCGCCGAAGGGGGAGCCGTTATCGAACCATTCGACGGGTAAATCCGGCATATCTAAAATGATTTCTGGGTATTTAAAGGCGCAGTTATCGCAATAATAGTCCCCTTTAATGCGTGTCATAGTTGTTGTAAAGTCACGAGTCTTGCAGTCGTGACAAAGTTGTGTTAAATTCATAATTCCTCCTAAATAAAAAGCCCACCTGAGTGGACTGTGAGACCTACCAGCGAAGCATGTACGTATCGTTGCCACGTCGTTCAACGATAACGTTAATTTCTAGCAAGTTCTTCAACTCACGTTCAACTACCTTGCCTTCACGGGTTTGCGTGATTAACAAGTCGTAGTTACCCTTGCTTGCTTCCTCTTCGATATGGAACAACAAATTGTCAAACTCTTGCTTTTGAGTTTGGATCAAATCGTTCATTAGTTGCTTGTTCGTGTTGTTTGCGATTTTGCGAAAATTCTTTACCATGCTGTGTCCCCTTAGTTCATAGGTGTTGAAGGTCCAGTAATTGTGTGAGGGAATGACAACTTCTTATATCCTGTCACAGGGTCAACTTCGTGCTTAATTTCAGTTACACTTGAAGCAGTTGAAGTTGTGCCCCAATCCGCTGGCGCCTTTACCGCTGGTTGTTGAGCAACTTCGATCTTTGCAAGTTCCTCGGCAACCTTACGGGCAACGATTTCATCAAGTGTTTCAGTCTTTGGTGTCTCTTCTGGGGTTGCCTTATTGCCGACTGGCGTGTGTAATGCAGTTACACGCGTTACAATTAGTTCAAACTTAGACTTGTTGCGGGTTGTGAATTGGAAGTTACCAATAACCTCGATTTCGTCACCAACTGACATTGACGTTGCTGGGTATTGCTCAGCAAGCGTTCCTAAGAAGGCAAGTGGAATAATAGTTGTTCCGTTATTTTCTACCTTGACCAAGGCATAAACTGAATTTCCGTTATGTGACTTGACAACTGAGATGATTTCTCCTGCTACCGACATAAATGCTTGATGTTCCATTTGAATTTGTTGAGCGCCCAATGTGTGGAATAAGCAAAACAGAGAGCGCTCTCTCCTAAAGATTTATGCGCTTATCCCTTGCTACAAACTATATGATACTAGCAAAAGAGACCCCTGTCAAGGGAAAACATAAGCTCTTGCTCGTGTTATCGCAATTCAAGGGGTCTCAAAGAAAGGTAAATTTATTTTGGAGTGGTTGAGAACAGGGATAACCCTGTTCGATACGCGCCTAGTAGCGTTTCGGCTTGCGCCTCAGTTACTTCCCAGAACTCTGGGCCGAAGGCGTGTTTACCGTCAACTTTGCGGTTCCGGTCACGCCGTTCTTAGCAGTTGCAGTAATGTTGGCTACTTCACCTCCAACAGCCTCAGCAGAAACAGTTGCCAATCCGTTAGCGTCAATAGTTACTAGTGCTTGATCACTAGACCATGTAACGGCTTGGTCAGCCTCGGCGGGGTCCACCTTAGCGCTGAATTGCTTTGTTGCTCCCGCGTCAGCGGTTGCGTTTGCTGGTGTTACCGTTACCCCTGTTGGGACGGGTCCACAGATGTCTCCGCAGAAACCAAGGCCACGGCGTTTACGAATGAAGACCATGAAACGCGTTGCTTAGCGTGGAACGTAACGTTTACATAACGGCCTTCTGGGTTGACGGCAGAAGTCAAGTAAGGCTTAAACACGTCGTAAACTTGCAAAGCGTTTACGTCGGCAACAACAGCCTTGATACGCTTACCGTCGAACAGCATAGTTGCGTCAGTTGGAGCAGTTCCGTCGGCCTTAGCGCGGGCGACCGTTCCCTTTGCAACCGTGTCGTTTACCTTGAATTGCTCAGGGTCCAACGTTCCGTTTTGCAAGTCTTCGGCAGTAACCTTGTGGTCAGCCGTGTAGACGTATGCAGAAGGGAAGTAGTCCAAGATAACCATACGGGCCTCAACTTCAACACGGTCAATTTGGAACATGTTAGCGAAGAAGTCAACGTTCAAGATGTTCTTCATCTCGTATGGAATAAAGATACGCAAGTCGTCCTTATCCGTTTGCAACAAACGTCCTGGCAAGCTAGCGCCATACGTCTTGTTGAATGAACGTGAAGGGAATTGCATACCGTCAACAATGTTCATAAGTTGCGTTTGGAACTTCTTAGCAGTTTCAGCGTCCTTAACGTCCTCAACTTCGATAGCGGTAATTGCATTACCTGCCAAGGCTTGCGTGAATAAGTTCTTCATGGTAAAGAACTCGTTGTAGTTGTTACCGTTTGACATTGCCTTGATGATACGATCGGCCATTGCGTTCACTGGGTCAGCACCCGTAAAGGCTTCTTGGATAACCGTGTTTTGGATTGACTCCTTGTAAATAACGTCACGCGTTGCCGTGTGATAGATAGCCTTAACACGAGTCTCTGTGTCTGACATCTTGTACAAGTTCGTCTCCGCAACTGCTGGGTTGAAAATACGCTCTTCTGAGGCGTCAACAGCAATTTCTTGCAAGATAGCTCCGGCATTCATAATTCCGCGCTTGAATTGAGCCAATGGATTTGCGATTGAGGCTTCGTGGATAATCACTCCACCTACTCGGTTAATCAATGAAGACAACCACTTATTAGCTACATCAGGGTTAGAGGCCAATGCTTGACCAATACCTGCGAATGACTTTTGTCCGGCTTCCGCCATAGGAATAGAGTCACGATATGGCAATTCAACACCGTCACGAACCAAATTCAAGGTCGTAGTGGCTGAGAATTGCTCTGTGTCAAAAACAGACATAATATTTCTCCTTTGTGTTTTACAGCATTTACTTACTGCTTGTTTTATTGTATGTCATTATTGTAGCACAAAAGAAAAGACCCCTCTGAGGGGGTCTAAATGGAAGTGATTTGAATACGATTGAAGGGAGTGCTCAGCTTACATGAAAGTGATTAAATGGAACCTGACTAGGCCCTAAAACCCCTACATTGTAGGGTCTAAACCTTGATCTCGCAGTGAATTTAGGTACTCCTGAGCGCCTTGAACTGAGTCTTCAAAGCCTGTATCTTCCTCGACGACAGGCACAACGGCAGTTTCGTAGGCAACACGAGTCGTATTTGCCTGAATGATTGCAAGTTGATACTTTTCATAGAGAGTGTCCGCGCGAGTAAGTTCGCCTTTGACAAAATCAATTCCCTTGATAACCCCACGAATGTACTTAATCAAAACCTGAATACCGTCAAAGTATTCTTTGTATTCATTGTCAGAGTCAGGCGTTACCATGCCTGCAAGTTGCTGTAATTTACCTTCAAAATCGTACAAATGTTGGATTTGCTCAGGGATTTCCAGTGTAATATCTTCGTTATTGTACATTGTTATTCAACTCCTCCAGGTACTTTAATGCGTTATCCACGGTATCAGTCTTTTCCTCGCGCTCCTTTTGGTTTAGGCGTTCGTTAATGTGGCTGTTAGCGTACTCACGGTTGACACGAGTCAACTCAGCACGACTATCATCATAACGCTTGATTGCCTTGCGATTTAGATTGACCAGTTCATCAATTCCGTCGTGAAGTTCACTGAAATTACGCGAAATTTCGTTCTTTAGGGCCGTGATTGCCGGAATGTCAAGGTCCTCATCATCAGGAAGTGTGCCTAACATGACTGATAGGATTTCCTCCGCGTTAATATGCGACTTTTCCAACAGGATTTGCGGAATGTCACGATTTAATTTTGCCATTGTGTTTCTCCTTTTGTGATTTCTTTTGCTGTAACGATACTGACGAAGCCTTCCTTGTCGACCCCGAAAAATTCATTGTCAAGCATTACTTTTTCCAGGAGCCTACGCCTTGGCGGAAAGTATTTATTGCTCTTTGATTGCATGCTAAAACCTCCTTTAACGGTTTTATTATAGCAAAAAGAAAAGCCACCTGTCAATAGGTGGCTAAAGAATGTTCTAATAGATTTTCCATTAAGTTTATTTTTGTTGTTGAGCTATTGAACTTCTTTCTGATAAATTGTTAGCCGGCGTATGGACCTTGCATAAATCCAATTACGTCTTCTGTCATAGTGTTAGCTGATCCGCCACCGATCCCTTGGTCTGAGGCGCCGTTGTAGCCTCCTGGCACTTGGTGAAAACCAAACTCCAAACTTGCTTGGGCTTCTGGAACATTACCAGCTTGAACGTCGTCAACACGTGGCATTTCGATTGTCTCTTGTGTCATGTCTGAGTCAGTTGATGTATCTTCAACGTCACCATAAGTTTCGACTTCCGTCGTCTCCGCTGGTGCGGTTACTTCTACTTCTACTTGCTTAGTAGCAGTTTCAGGGGCTTGTACACCCTCTGTCTTCTTCTCTTCGTCCATTGTTAGACTCCTTTTCTTTTGGTATGAATTTATTGTAGCATAAAAAAAGAAGGGGTACAAGACCCCTTCAATGCGCATTAACTTTTGTTAGTATGTTTTGTTAGTCAGTCAAACCAAACAATGAAGCTGGGTTGAATGAGTCACGGTATTCAACGGAACTTGCGTCTTGAACCATGATAGCTTGCAAGGCCCAAGCGTCCTTGTAACCCTTTTGAGTTGCTTGCAAGAACTTCATTGCTACTTGAACCTTAGTACCTTCAACAAAGTCACCTTCTGGCTCGAATTCTTCCCCAGTGGCACCGTCAACGAATGACAAGAACTTACCCTTTGAAGTTGCGTCAAACAAGATAGCTCCTGGAGTTGCCTCAGCCTTAGATGTGTAAACCTTGCCAGCCAACGCTTCGGCGTCTTCTGGTGTTGCACCAGGTCCGGCTACGAATTGTGGATCCTTCATTGTCAACTTGTAAACCATGTTACCGAAGTTGTCTTCACGTTGCTTCTTGATTTGTGAGTAAGTAACCGTTCCTGATACCAATACTACCTTGTTGTTTGCGTTAGCCATAATTGACCGTCCTTTCTTTTGCCCAACCTAAGTTGGTGTAGCCACTCCATTTGAATTTTTATTATTTTGATTTGGTGATCAACACCTCAGCTACAAGATTAAGTATAAATCATGCTGTTTTATTTGTCAACAGCTTATTTAATCTTAATTTTGAAACGTTGTTGAGAAGCACCTCAGCTACAAGATTAAGTATAAGTCATGTTGATTTTAATGTCAACAACTAATTTATTTTTTAATTTTGAAGCCGTTGGTGATGTATCGCCTGACTACAAGGATTAGTATAGCAAAGAAAAAAGAGGGCGTCAACCCTCTTTAGTAATTTAATTTGGAATTATAGCGTATTAAATCCCTTATTTAATGTAATACTGTTTGATCGGCTCCACGTTGCGGACGCTCCATTGTGAGAAGAATAAGCCGATCACATCATTACTTAGATATAAAATGTAAACAGCGAACAATACGAAGTTCGCGTCGCCTTGCATTGCGGTTATGAACCATAGACCTGCTGACATTAGCCCTTGCAACGTCCACATGACATACTGTGAGGCATACTTCTTTAACATTAGGTATGCTCCGGTGAAGCCGATAGAAGCACTAAACGCGTCAATAAACGGGCGTGGTGATCCGAAATGTGAGTCAATAACAAACATAAGGACGAATGAAATCGCCCATACTGCGAGCCCTCCCCACAAACCTGCCGTGTCTAGTAGGCGAACCTTGGTTTGTTGCCATTTATTACCCTGAATAATTACTGGCAGGTCAAGGGCTAAAATGTAACCAACTTGCATGAATATGTCGGCAAAGTTGCGGGAGTGGAATGCTACGGCACTAATCATCAGGGCCGAGATGAAACCGAGTAGTCCGTTAATGCGCTTACCGTTCGTGATCGCCAACGTGCAAGTAAAGCCGATAAGCCCACCAAACCATGATAGGAGCGACCAAACGTCAATGGCCCCAAGAAAAGCAATGAATGTCAAAATGATTGACCCAACAGCCCAGAGAATACGTGTTTGAGGACTCCAATCCGTGAGCCCGTCCTTGTAATATTGAAATGTGAAAAGTTCCTTGATATTTGATAACATTGTTATCCTCCTTTGTTTAATGACATTAGTATAACCGCCAATCGAAACTTTGTCAAATAAAGCAAAAGACCCGCGCGAGCGAGTCTTTTTAGTCGATTGGGCAGTCATTGGGGACTAATCACCAACCTTCACGGTTGAATAATGGTAGGGCACCGGCGGTCAAGACGGTGATATTGCCCGTTTGGGACACATTGCGACGAGTCATGCGTTAAACGCACAAATCAATGCCACCCTGTTCCATTATTATATCACATTCCTTGAATTGACCCGATCAGCTTGTTGATAGGCCCTCTAAACTTCTCACGGATGGCTGGTGAACTAAAGTATAGCCGATTGTCCTTGGCATTTGCAATTAGGCGCGTGTAAGCTTGTGCTTTTGGGCTCGTATAGTCCGCGTCGTGGGCATCCTCCCATGTTAAGGCTAAAGTTACGCCTGTATTGTTGTACTTATCACTAATAATGAAAATAGGCTCATTGCGCTCCTTCCAAACACCATATACCTTACCTTCAAGTATAATGCTCCACTTAAAGATAGAAGTCGTCTTTAATGGGCGCACAAAGTCTTGCGTGTTGTTGGTGAAGTTGTTGTTCAAAGCGTAGTCTTCATACTCCGTTCCTTTAACGAGCCGTGAGAAAGCCGATCCGTCGTCAATGTCACGGACCTTGTCAGGGGCAAAGTGAACTAGAATTGAGTCGTCTTTGTATAATCCGTACTCCTTAGTCATGTCTGGATCAATGCCGAAGGCTTCAAAGAAAGGATTGTACAGCGAGGTTGCGTTCGCCATTAGAATTAGTTTTACGTCAGCTGATAAACGGGCGATTGAGTCATACAGGTTGATGAGCAAAATAGGCTCATTCTTTAAGTAGCGTTGATTTGAATTTGCTTCAATAAGGAACTCGTCGTACAAAATCTTCTTAACGTTTGTGTATTCAATAGACTTGATACGATTAAACATGCTCAAAGGACCGTACCACCCAATTGTTTGCCACTTGTTAGTGTTGTGTTGCTCCTCGTCTCCGTTGTCAGGCATTTTCTCGCGGTATTGGAATTCTCCAATTGGGAGTCCTTTCTCCCTAAACTCATATTTTTGCCATTTTGGATTGTCAGCTACTACTTTGTCAAAGAAACCGCGGACAGCTACCTGAATGTCGTCTGCGTAACGTCGCGCATAAAAGAAACGCTCTCCAGTTTTAAAATAACGGTTTAAAAAATGCTTCTTAGTAGAATAAGATTTACCAACTCCACGTGCACCAATAACCATGTACATTAAAACCTTGTCCGAATATAGACTGAGTGTCTTTGTTACATTGTAAAATTTTATATCTTTATTTGCCATGGTTTATAAACCTTTCTTATTGTTTATTTCAATCATAGCATAAATAAAAAGCCCTATATGGAGGGCTTTCTTGGTATAATAGAAGTAGGTTACATTGCTAATTCCATGTTAGTTGCTTGGCCTGCTTCAACGATCACCTCTGATTGGATTTCCCCACCTTGTTCGTCTAATCGGGGAGGGACAACTGTTTTTGTAACCTCAACTAGAGTAAGACCGGTTGGTGTGCGTCGCTTGGCAAGACCTTTGAATGACAATCCGAAGTCCATTTTCTCAAACTTTCCTTCGTCAGT